GATTTCGAGCGTTTCCTGCGCGATGCAGGATACTCCCGCAAAGAGGCCGTGGCTCTCACTCTCCACGGATTCAAAGCCCTACAAAGACAGCGGGACGCTGGCGATGAAGAGGCCGTAACCGAGGGCGCAAGCGAAAGCGTGACCGCTCTTTTACAGTCACTGTCAAAGCTAAAGGAATCCCTGCATGTCAGAGGAAATCAAGAAGGCCGTCGGCGCGGTTGAGGCGCTGCACGCCGGATTCGAAGAGTTCAAGAAGGCCAACGACGAACGCCTTGCCCAGATCGAGAAGAAGGGCAGCGCCGATGTCGTGACCGAGGCCAAGCTTCAGAAGATCGAAGCCGACCTTGAGAAGGCCCAGAAGATTGCTGACGAAGCCGTTCTGGCTTCCAAGCGTCAGTCGCGCATCGTCACCGACGAGCGTGGCGAAGTGGTCGATCTCGACCGCAAGGCCCAGGAGTGGGCCTCCATGAACGCCCGCCGCCGTGGCGCTGTTGTCGGTTCATTCGGCGCTGCCGACATGGACGGCTACAAGGCAGCGTTCGACACCTTCCTCCGCAAGGGCGAAGAGGTCATGGGGCCGGACGAGCGCAAGGCTCTCTCGGTCGGCACCGATCCCGATGGCGGCTATGTGGTCAATCCCGACCTCTCTGGCCGTATCGTGATGAAGGTCTTCGAGACAAGCCCGATGCGTGCATACGCCTCGATCCAGGTCATCTCTTCGGACGCCCTCGAAGGTCTGTTCGATCTCAACGAAGCCTCTTCGGGCTGGGTTGGCGAAACGGACAGCCGCGCTGAGACCAACACGCCGCAGCTTGGCAAGTGGCGCATTCCTGCCCACGAACTCTATGCGAAGCCCAAGGCTACGCAGAAGCTGCTCGATGACGCCTCGATCAACATGGAGGCATGGCTTGCCTCCAAGGTTGCCGAGAAGTTCGCCCGTGACGAAGCCAACGCTTTCGTTGTCGGCAACGGCGTCAACAAGCCGCGTGGCTTCCTGACCTATGGCTCGGGCACCACGCTCCCGGGCACCATCGAGCAGTTCCCCACGGGCGCTTCCGCAGCCCTTGCGGCTGCTCCTGATGGTGGCGATGCGCTGATCAACGCCCTCTATGGGCTTAAGCAGCAGTATCGTGCCAACGCCACTTGGTTCATGAACCGCGCTACCACGCGCCTGGTTCGCAAGGCCAAGGACTCTGACGGCGCTTACATCTGGAGCCCCGGCATTCAGGCTGGCCAGCCCGCTACGCTGCTCGGCTATCCGGTGGCAGCGTTCGAGGACATGCCCGATCCGGCGTCCGGCTCGCTCTCCATCGCCGTTGGCGATATGCGCGAAGCCTATCAGATTGTGGATCGCCTCGGCATCCGCACGCTGCGCGATCCCTACTCTGCCAAGCCCTATGTGGAGTTCTACACCACGAAGCGCGTCGGCGGTGATGTGGTCAACTTCGAGGCCATCAAGCTGGTCAAGCTTGGCTCGTAACAACTAACGCGGGGCGGCAATAACGCCGCTCCGCAACCACGCCGATAAGAAGGATTCTTGAGATGCGTGATATGCTTTCCAACAAGCAGGTTGTCCTGCTTGGCACCGTGACACTTTCCGGCGTGACGCCGGGAGCAACCTCGTGGGTTGATACTCGTGAATTTGATGCCGTGACGCTCATTCTTGCCACGGATACCGTGACCGATGCTGGAACATCTTCTGGCTTTACCTTCACGGCCCAGCACTCTGACACGACCGTTGCTGGTGACGCTGCGGCCATCGTCGCTGCTGATTCGGTCAACGGCACGATTGCCCTCACTGTTACCGCCGATGGCGATGACAACAAGGTGATCGGCGGCATTGGTTATATTGGTTCCAAGCGTTATGTTCGCATGAACGGCGTTGGCACCACCGGCACCGATGCGACCGTCAAGGTCTATGGCATCCTCAACAAGCCGCATCGCGCGAAGACCACCTTCGTCGGCACCAACGTGGCTGCCACCTAACAATAACGGGGCGGTTCTAGTGAGCCGCCCTTCCCACAATCCGAAATGAACGGAGACCAGAATGGCACAGAACACAACGATCACGGTCCCTGCCGCGACTTGGACCCAGCTTACCGATGCTGACATCACCTCGATCACGTTTCAAAACATCGGCTCCAATCATTGCATGATCAAGGCGACCACGGACGGCACCGCGCCGACCACGTTCACGGGCGCTCTTCGCTACAATCCGGGGCAAGGCGAACGCAATGTTGCGCTCTCTGATCTGTTCCCAGGGCTCGCCAATCGAGATCGCGTATGGGCTTACTCGACGGACGCGACACAGGTAGTCGTGTCCCATGCGTAGGCTTGTAAGCCCGCTTGACGGCATTCGCAGTCCGTTTGGGCCGAGGGTTGGTGACTCAACTCCTGGTGGACCCAATAGTGTTCTCCTGCTTTCCAACGGCACGGACGGTCTGCTCCTCGTTGACGGCACTTCCTTCCTTAAACTCGCATCTTCCTCGTGAGGTTGAATCATGGCTGATACCAAACTTGCTGACCTGACGGCGCTAACAACGCCCAGCGGTGATGATATTCTCTACATCGTGGACGATCCTGCTGGCACGCCGCTGGACAGAAAGATTGCGCTGGACAACCTGTTCACGCGCGGCACGCTGAACGGCACCCTCTTGAACATGTCGCAGACGTGGGGCGGCACGGGCACCTACACGGGCATCAAGTACGATGTGACCGACAGCGGGCCGTCGAATGCGGCTTCGCTGCTGATGGACTTGCAGGTGGGTGGGGCGAGTAAGTTCAAGGTCGGCAAGTCAGGGACTGTTTTAGCCGTTAACTTCTTTGGCAACGGTGCAAGTACAGCGAACGGGTTTGGCCTCTCAAGTTCGCAAATACTTGTCTACACAAACAACGGCACTCTCGTAAACGTTTTTGACACGAACGGCCTCAAAACAGCCAGCACAGCTAGGTTTGGGTTTACCAATACCGGAGACCCCAGCGGAACGACTGACACCATCCTCACCCGCCGTGGAGCCGCCAACCTCCGCCTCGGCGATACTGACGCTGCCGCACCCGTAGCCCAGACGCTTTCCGTTCAGTCCGTTGTTGCTGGCACGACCAACATCGCTGGCGCGAACCTCACCATCACTGGCTCTCAGGGCACAGGCACGGGCGCTGGCGGCTCCATCATCTTCCAAGTCGCCCCGGCTGGTTCGTCTGGCACGGCGCAGAATGCGCTGGCGGATGTGTTCGAAATCGGTGTGAGCGCCCAAAGGTCGTTCGCTCTCAAAAGCACAACGACCAATTTTAACTTTTCCACCAACTTGTATGGGGCGACCCCTGCCAGTCAGATGACGCTGCTAGTGGGTGGAACAGGGGTTGCTTATTTTCTTTCAGGGGGAATTACTGCTACTGACGGGAAATACTTTGGATTTTCTAACGGCGTCAACGTTGCAACCGATTTGTTCATCTACCGCGACGCCGCCAACACCCTCGCGCAGCGGAACGGGGCGAACGCGCAGGCGTTCCGGGTGTACAATACGACTGACGGGACGAACTCGGAGTTCGGCGGCATCCGTTGGGCCGCAAATGTTTTCACCATTGGACCTCAAACGGCGGGAACAGGCACAGCTAGGGCGACTAGCTTCGTTGATGGCACCGGAACTGAACGCATAGGCATAAATGCGTCAAATGGCGTCGTTAATGTGGCAAGTATGCAATTAATTACTTCAAGCAGCATATCATATATCGGCGCTGATACGGCAGGCTTTACCCTGCGTTATGCCAGCGGCTCCAACACCGATATGATGGTTCGCTTTGCGGGCACCACCTCCTCCTTCCCCGCCCTCAAGCGGTCCAGCACCACGCTACAGGCCCGACTTGCCGATGACAGCGCCTTTACGAACATCCAAGGCAAGCTGACCACCGACACCGCCTACACGGCAACAGTTATTGTCCCGACAGGATACCTCACCCTTTACGACAGCACCGGAACTGCATACCGCGTGCCGTGTGTCGTTTAATTCAGGAGAAAACATGATCACCCTCACCCTAGACCAAAACGAAGTACAGGCCCTCGGCGCACTGCTGGACGCCGCAGTCAAGGCGACAGGCATCCAAGGAGCCAAGGCCGCAGTGCCGCTCTTCGCCAAGCTGGAAGCCGCCGTGGCCGAAGCCAACGCCAAAACGCAGGAGACAGAATAATGGCAATTGTGAATTACGGGGTTGTCAGCCCCTCCCTGACGCTGACCGTCCAGATGGAACTGTCGGACGCCGACAGCGAGCGCATCGTGGCCTATCTCATGGCCGCAACGCCCTACGGCAGCGTGACCGAGAACGTCATCACCGACATTCCCAACCCCGCATGGTCGCCCGATCAGCCCGATCCGCTGGATCCGCCCGAGTTCATTCAGCAGCAGTCTTGGGTGACGCGCCCCGCCACGCCGGAAGAGGCTGTGACTGCCTACGCCGAGAGCGTCATGAACAGCATCCTCCAGCAAGCCTACCAGTGGGACCAGCAGCAGGCCGCAGCAGAAGCCGCAGCCAACGTACCGCCGATCACGCCGATCCAGCCTCCTGCGCCTGTTCCGCCACAGGAGCCGTAAGCATGAAAGCCCGCATCATACGATCCTGGGCTTGCGCTCCGGAGGGTCACACAATCATCCGCTATGATGCGGGCGAAACCGTTGAAGGCAAGGTGGCAGAACTTGCGCTGGCGGATGGCGCAGCCGTCGAAGTCAACGTCATGTCTGCCCTCGAGAACAAGATCGAGCAGCCGCTGGAAGTCAAACGCCCGCGTGGTCGTCCGAGAAAGGAAGCATTTGAATGAGCCTTCGCGCCGCCGTTCCGCTTTATCAGTTCCGGGGTTCGGTTCTCACTTCCGCCCCTGCATCCGAGCCGGTGACGGCTACGGAACTCCGCACGCATCTCCGCACTGACAGCACGGAACTTCCGGACGCGGAAGCAAATGCGCTCATCACGGATGCCAGGACCGAGATCGAGAACATGACCGGCCTTGCGTTCATCACGCAGTCGTGGCGGCTCTCGCTTGATCGCTGGCCCGCTGGTGGCGAGGCCTGGTGGGATGGCGTGC